ACCAAATATATCAACCTCATGGCACAAGCTATTGAGGCATACACAATGATTTTGGTCGGCAGCAATCCTCAAGTCTATTGCACGGCAGTTGACCCAACGTTGAAGGGATTTGCAACACACATGAATGTTGCCATGAACACGTTGTTGGACAACATTGAGATTGGCAGTGTCTTACGGGAGTGGGTTCGCAATGCGTTCTTTTCCTTGGGTGTTATCAAAGTTCACATGGCCGAGTCTGGTGAACTGATAGCACAAGACGACATTCTCATGGACCCAGGGACACCTTACGCAAGCAACGTGAATCTGGACGACTTTGTTTTCGATGCGTCTGCACGAAAATGGAGTGAGTGTAAGTTCATGGGTGATATGTACCGGATTCCTTTCGATGAGCTGCAGAACGGTGCTTACTTCGAAGATGCGGTGAAGAACTTGTCACCATCGAAGACGCTTGATGAGACGGGCGAACGTGTTGAAGAGATTGGTCGCGAAGACAACATATCGAACACTGAGTTCGATGAGATGATTGATTTGTGCGACATTTACGTTCCACGTGACGGGTTGATTTACACCTATGCGGTTCACGAACGTCAATACTGCACGTTGAAAGGCGAAGTGTTAGCCGTCCAAGAATACAGTGGTGACGCGACTGGTCCTTACAAGATTCTTGCTCTACAGACTGTGCCGCAAAAGTGTATGCCAGTTGCACCCGTTACGCAGTGGGCACCTCTTGACCGACTTGCGAACAACTTGATGCGAAAGGCATCGAACCAAGCGAAGCGAAGCAAGAAGATTATCGGCTACACCCCGCAAGGTCATGCCGATGCAATGAGGGTGAAGACTGCCGGTGACGGTGACTTGGTTAAGATGACCGACCCGAACGATGTAGTTCCAATGACGGTCGGGGGCGTAGACCCTGCAGTCAATGCGTTCATGCTCCAAGCGATGGAGTTGTTTGACCGGATGGCGGGAAACCTTTCCGCAATCATGGGCTTGGGTGCGAGTGCCGATTCAGTCGGACAGGAGAAGCTAATCAACGGTGCCGTCAGTCGTATGGAACAATCGCTCCAGCAGATAGTCAACAAGGCTGCAAACGGTGTGGTGTCAGAACTTGGCGAGCTGTTATTCAGCGACGAGTTCATGGAAATATCTGGGGAAATTGCACTGCCGGGATTCCCGGACGTGACTGCTTCCGCGAACTGGACACCCGAAGACAGAGAAGGTGTTATCAGCGATTACAAAGTTCAGCTCGATGTTTACTCGATGAACTACCAAGGCCCAGGGGAACGCATTGCAGTGATGAACCAGTTGCTGCAAACGATGTACACACCATTGATGCCGATTCTCCAACAGCAAGGTGGTACAATCGACATGCAACAATTAACTTCCAAGTATGCCGAAATGTTGAACCAACCAGCATTGCATGACATTGTGAAGTTCACCCAGCCGGAAGTTGACCCTCAGATGCAGGGTGGTGAACAAGCTGGTGGCGGAGGAATGCCACAGAATACGAATCGAACTTACACCCGAAGGAATGAATCAGCTGGCGACCGAAGTGGTGTGCCCCAGCAGATGATTCCCCAACCGGAGCAACCTAAGACGTAAAGGACACGCATGAAGTATTCATTCAGAAGCGACAACGGTAAGACGATTGACCTTTCTTTCGATGAGATGCTAGAGGCAACCGATGGTTTTCATACGGCGGAAGATGGCACGGTTTATCGGCGGGTTCATGGTAATCATGTCCGAGTTCGGAAAGCTGAGAGACAACGAGAGAACACAGAAATAGTCTCTGACGCTATGGGTTTTGGACAAGACCAGCTTGGCGAAATGCAAGCTCATCTTGAGCACAGTCAGTGCCGTGGGATTGAGTTTGTTCGAGACAAGGACGTTCCCGAGTTCATCCAAGTCAAATGCTCAAGCGAGAAGGCGAAGCGGGAGTATATGAAGCAGAGAGGCTACACCGACCACAACTCAAAAAACGGCAGCGGGGCGATGCTGAGTGCCAAAGATTTGGAGGATGCGAGGGATTTGGTCTTGAGAAATGCCAAGTAAGTCCGCTATCAAAACCGTTTTGCTCTAGGAAAGATAAAGAAAATGACTGAATCAGACGAACCTCAGATGGAATTGACGCAGCAAGAGTTGGCACTTGCGGAGGCAGACTACGACACAGACCCAGAAGAGATAGAGTCATCAGCAGAGCCTACGGATGATGCTGAAACCGAAGTGGCGGAACTGGATGACTCGGTAACTGACGAGGTTTCGGAGGGAGCCGATTCCGAAGTTGCCTTGGAAGATGAAGCGGAAGAGCTGGTAGAAGAAGAGCCAGCTGAGACAGAAGAGGAAGTGAGTGTATTTTCAGACGCTGATTACGAGCTTGGCCAAAGCTACGGATTGTCGAAAGAAGAAGTAGAGAAGCTTGGTAGTCGCGACACACTGGAGAACTTTGGTCGCATTTATGACGAAAAGATGCTTGCCAATAAGGAGGCTGCATCGGAGCAAACCGAAAAGGCATCTGCAAGCAAAGAGGCAGAAAGCGAGAACGATGAAGTTCAGTTCGACATTTCCAAAGTCGATTTGAGCGAATACGACAAAACAACACAGGAAGTTTTCAAGGTAATTGACAAGCTTCAAAGCGAGGTAGGTTCGCTTCGTGCTCGAAATGTTCAGCTGGAAACGGAACACGAGAACAGCAGCATTGAGCAGTTCGGACGAACCCTTGATGAAATGGATGGTGAGTTTTACGGTGAGCAGTACGGCAGCGGGAGCAAAGCAAAGGGGATTAAGAAGGACCACATGGACCGTCGAATCCAGCTTGCCGAAGCAGTTGATACACTGACCGCAGGTTACGTTTCAACCGGAAAGCCAGTCCCACCACTGGATGTTTTGGTTAAGAACGCACACCAGATAACTTTCCGCGAACGAGCAAACGAAGTACAAAAAACAAACAGTGCAAAGAGATTGAAGAAGCAAGCAGCCAGAAAGCGTGGAGCAGGCAGCAGAACAACTTCAAGACAGGTTTCCCAAGAACCGATGGACGACGAAGAAAGGGAAATTGCACGTATCATGGAATTGACAGAAAAACCTTACCGGCAAATGCTTGACAGCAACGGCGGTTAAACAAAACAGAATCTAGGAATTGCCTTGGCAGAGAGGGATGTTCCCTTTCGTTTATTTACGGTCGCTCCTGCGACCACAAACGCCATGAGGCAAAAATATGAGCGTGGGACTGACCCCAGACCAACTTGACGATTTCGTTGAGTTGACGTTGAAGAATTTCAAGCGCAACAAGTGGACCGACATTTCGCTTCCGTACCAAAAGTACGTTGCAAGTCGGTTTATGAAAAAGAACAAAGTTGACGAACGAGGTGGTGAGTCAATCTCTTGGCGTGTCCAAGTGAAGAACTCGGGCCTTGCTCGAAACACCGGAATGTTCGCCACGGACGTTACCGGAGTCGAAGACGTGATGGTCAGTGCGCAGACCCCATGGGCGATGCAAACTGTCAATTACAGTTACGACATTGATGAGCCAGAATTTCAGTCTGAGCGAGAAACCATCATTCGCATCTTGAAGGTGCGTGAGCATGACGCGCTCAACTCCATGGCTGAGTTGAACGAAGAGAACCTTTGGTCGGCACCCGTCAACGGTAGCGACAAGCGACCGATGGGCATTCCGTTTTGGCTGCAAAAGAATGCAGTGACCAATCCAGACGGTGGATTCGAGGGTGGAAACCCTGCCGGATTCGCTGGTGGTGCTGGTGGAATTGACTCGAACGAGTTCGCTCGCTGGCGAAACTATTCGTTTGGTTATCAAGACGTGACCGCCGATGACTTGGTGAAGAAGGTTAAGAAAGCCTTGACCTTCTGCCACTTCGCACCTCCCGTCCAGTACGCAAGCCTGCAAAACGGCAGCGAACCGGACTACGAGATTCTGACCACCTATCGTGTTCAAGAGCCGCTTGAGCAGTTGGCTGAGTCCCGCAACGACCAGCTGGGAAGCGATGTTGCTCGGTTTATGAACCAAGTGACCATTGGTGGTGTTCCGTTGAGCTGGGTGCCTTACCTGGAGAACAACGACCTTGATGACCCGTTGTACGGCATCAACTGGAAGACCTTTCGACCGTTCGCGAAGAAAGGCTGCCAGATGCGTCGAAGCAAGCCGAAAACTTCGCCTTCGCAGCACACGGTTCGCACTGTGCATATCGACAACTGGATGAACTACATGTGCATCGACCGTCGAGGAAACTTCGTAGGTTCACTTACATAGTTCGCGTTTGAGCAGAACTTTTTTCACAAACTCTTTCAATTTTGATAGGAATTAAGAAGCATGTTGAATTTGCTTTCTCCTGCTCTTTTCACGAACCATCGCGGTGCTGACACTCCCCGTCAACCAAGCACACGTATCTGGTCGAAAGTTAAGGGCGAGGCGATGAGTCCCGATGGGACTGCACACGCCAAAGGTGTAACAACCTCTTTTGAAAACGCTGGCGACCCCGATGCGGTCGATGGCAAGCTTGGTGACGGTTGCTTCGCTTCCGGTGTTGCTCAGAGTGCGACTGGCGAAGGTGTCACTTGTGCCGGTAGTGCACTTTGCGGTGTCGAGACAGGTGGTGGTGTTGGTGGCATTGGCACTATCAACCAAGGCTTGACCGCTTACGAAACCAACTTGAAAGTCGTCGCTGGCGACCTTCTTTGTGGTATCGGCCAAAGTGGTGTCCTTACTGGTGGCGTTTCTGCTGGACTTCCTGCTGATGGAGACTTCATTGGTTTCTATGCAATCGGCGGGAAAATCAAGTTTGGCTACCAGAAAGCTGGTGGCACACTTGTTGAAGTTCCCATTGGCGACATTGCCCAAGCGGGCAACGGTGCATGGCAGAAGCTGGGTTTGCTTATCAACCCCAACCGTCCTGCTGGTGAGTTTCTGACCGTCTACGTTGACACTAAGCAAGTTGCGACTCTGCAACTGGCCCAAATCGACGCTGACAAATGGCCAACTGGTGCAGGTTTCGCTGGTGTCGCTGCTGCTGGTGGTGCTGGAAACATTGATTGGCTGAACGTGGTTCTGGTTGCCTAAACCATTTCCGGCGTAGAAAAACACCAATCGTGAAATTACCTTAAATGGCGACATAGCATTTTGCTGTGTCGCCATTTTTTATGCTCTAGGAACAGTCGAATGATGCACCCCAAAAACGCTATGCAGATTGAGTCTGCAACAGGTTTACCAGAACACCATTGGTCGGAAGCTTTCATGTCTGAGTACATGTTACAGTTGCGAATGTTTCACCGACTTCACAGTGGTGGTGGTCCGCTTCCACCCGAGTTGCTGATTCCGTTGATGCGTCAATTCTCAATGCAGCCTCCGAAAGCTCGCTCGACAACACGCGAAAAGATTCAATGGAATCGCATCCCAGTAGGTACGAGGGTGCAAGCCACTGTTGGTGGTCATCGTGTCAGTGGCGTGTTTCAACAGCTAGTTTCTGCTGGAACACTTGCTGTGAAGCTCGACCATCACGAGAGAGTGCTAGAGCTTCCACCAAACGAAGTACGCCTAGACCGAAGCGTACCCAAGGACGTTATTCAGTCCTCAATGAATGACGACTTTAGCGAACCTTTACCAAAGAAGGCAGAGACGCTGGCAAAGGAAACGCCGACAATCCCCGTCACGGACTGGAAGCCGGTAGCAACAGGGTCCACGATTGAGTTCGATGGAAGGTTCGGTAGTTATGTGGGCGTGACCCCACGTAAGAAGATGAAGCTAACCGTTGAGATTGACGGTGAAATTATGGACGTTCCTCGTGATACCGTCAAACTGGTTGACACTATCATTCCCGACATGATGAAAGAAGCAAAATGAGAAGTAAAGGTAGCATTATTCAGCTGGCGACCACCAGCAACAAGCTAGGCACTGGCACTGTGACTCTTGATGCAGAACCCGACGAGTTTTGGGCAATCTCCCGAATCACGGTGTCTGGTGGCAGTGGTGCGTTAGTCGTTCTCTATAACGGCGATACGGTGCTGCTGGATGTTGACGTGCCCTCCGATGGCGTCTTGGACTTGGATTACCACGAAAGCGTTTTGCACAACGATTATCAATACAATCAAAGTTTGGTTGTGTCTTGTGCAGGGGCGAAAATTAACCTTCGTTACAGGTAAACATTGACCAATGTTATCCACTGACTTCCTTGAAGTGACACGAACGATAGCTCGTCGTCTGGGATACCCTTTGCAGGAATCCGACCGTAGCGAAGCAGAGAACGAATCAATCCATGACTGCATCCGATGTGGCTTGAGATGGTTCTATTTTCCAACAGGTGAGCTGTCTCACGTTTGGTCATTTCTTCGTCGGTTCGTTGAGCTGCAAGTGTCGAATGACCAACAGTGGTACGTCTTGCCGGAAGACTTCGTGAGGTTTGCAAGTACGGTTTCAATTTCGAACACTCAGTCACCGCTTGCTGTGACGAACGAGGATGGTATTCGATTGCGAACCAACAACGACCCGTCCCCAGTGGCCGATGGCAAAGCGAAGTATTGCGCTCTTCGAACTGCTGAGATTCGTGGTAACACTCGATACGAGATAGGGATTTACCCCATTCTCAGCACTACTGTTCCCCCGAGAACAATTCAAATCTGGTATCAGTTCGAGCCTAAAGCAGTTTCAGTGGACAACCCCTTTCCTTACGGTGGTGCCACTCACGCTGAAACCGTCATGGCAGCGTGTCTTGCTGCAGCCGAACAACAGATGAATCCCGAAACCATGGCACAAGAGGGAGGTGTGCACTGGCAGTATTTCCAGTCGCAACTTGCTGGTAGTGTCGCAACAGACAAGCTACTTGTTGGAGTTTGAACATGAGCTGGGCAGTTACCAATTACCCGTATGGTTCGCTTTCGTGGTTACGAAAAGAGGTAGCCGCTGTAATGCCGGAGCTACCAAAAGACTTGTCGTTGCTAGACAACAATCAACGCATGGTCATTGATTCAATCATTGATAGCGGATTGTTTCGGTTCTATCAGCCAGTGCCGTCTGAGTTGACTATTCCCGATGCGAGCGAAGCGCAGAAGGAGCGATTGAAGCGAGCACCGCACAACTGGTCTTTTCTTAGCACGTTCTTAGACGTGAACCTTGTCGCAGGTCAAACAGAGTATGACTTGCCAGCAAACTTTAACTCATTGCTTGCAGAGCCAACAACAACCGGCAGAGTCGAGGGGCAAGGCAAATTAGCGATTG